GAACGATTACACTTACTCAAGTGAATGAAATCGCTGCCTTTATTCTGGTGTTAGTCTCTATTGCCTATACACTTACGAAGCTAATTAAGCTTCTCAAGCGTGATGAATAAGAAGACCATGAAGTGCAACGTCCCGCGACGTGATGTGCAGGGCGGGAAGAAGTTTGTGGTAAAAGCCTGCCAGAATGGGCAGGAGCGCATTGTCCGCTTTGGCGATGCCAACATGACCATCAAGAAAAACCAGCCTGCCCGTAAGAAGAGCTACTGTGCTCGGTCTGGAGGCATTAAGGGAAAGACCAATAAACTGTCTGCCAACTATTGGTCCCGCCGAGCTTGGGACTGCTAACCATGAAAGACCGCAACGAACGTCGTTATAAGAACCAAGAGCGTATGCTTTACCGCCGCATGAAGGAGGCCGACGAGGCCATCGAAGCTGCGGAGGACATGATGGAATACAAGGAGGACAATAAAATGAAATGTGGAAAACGTAAGTGTGAAATGGGCAAGCGTAAGCCCTGCAAGTGAAACGCCGCTCAACAGTTAACTCAGCCGGGGTTTACACAAAGCCCGGCATGAGGAAGCGTCTCTTTGAGTCCATTAAGTCCGGCGGCAAAGGCGGCAAGCCGGGGCAGTGGTCCGCACGCAAAAGTCAACTTCTAGCCCGTAAGTATAAAGCTAAGGGTGGCGGGTACAAGACGGCCAAATGAAGCCACAACAGCGCAGCTTAGCCAATTGGACCCGTCAGGAATGGCGCACCCTATCCGGCAAACCTAGCCTCAAGACTGGCGAACGCTATCTACCCAAGGCTGCTTGGGAGGCTCTTAGCCCTGCTGAACGCGCCGCCACCAATAGGGCCAAGCGTAAGGGCATGAAGGCCGGGAAGCAGTTTGTTAAGCAGCCCAAGAAGATTGCTAAGAAAACCTCTAACTACCGATAACCATGCCACTCACGAAGAAGGGTAAGAAGATTAAAGCCGCCATGACCGAGGAATATGGGGCTAAGCGAGGCGAACAGGTGTTCTATGCTTCCCGAAACAAAGGTACAATTAAGGGCGTAGATTTCAAGCGGCGTAAGGTATCATAGTTGAACCTTAACCGCTGGTTAGGGATTCATCTATGGCACGTTACAGCAGCTTTAGTGGCCGGGATACGCCTATTGCCGAGACGGCAGATATTGGCTTTTCCCGATTTAACAACCGCCTCCGTCCTGACCAATTGCAGGCCGGGGAGCTTGCTATGTCCGTCAATGGACGGATGAACGTGGATGGGACGTGGCAGGTGCGTCCCGGCGTAGATACGTTTGGCCCTGTTATTGGAACGAAGGACGAGACGCTTGCTCTGCCGTTCTATTTGTGGCCGCAAGTGGTTATTAGCTCGGCCACCCGCAGCGGCACGACGGTAACCATCACTACGTCAACCAATCACGGTTTCTCGTCGTCCTACGCTGTTGCTATTGTAGATGTTGGCCCCGGCACGGTGGACCCCAACGGCAACAAGACCATCACCGTTACTGGCCTTAATACGTTTACCTACACGATTGCTGGTGCCACCGGAAGCGAGACCTACTCAGTTACTGCTAGCTCTAAGGCTGGTGGAGCTATCCTCGGAACCAGCAGCATCAACGGAGCTTTCGGCTCATGCCTGTTCTCAAATCCCGCATCGAACAACGACGAGTACATCATCCTCGCTCTGTTCTCGAACGCCATCGCTATCAACATGGCGACCAAGGCAACGACGACGATTGCCTACCCTTCTGGCATCTTCATTTCACAACCCGTGAATATGCTGCAAGCCTTCAACAAGGTTTTTATATTCCGCGACGGGGCTACGGCTCTGCAATGGAATGGCAGCTTTAGCGGCACGCCAGCTTTTACGAAGGTGGCTAATGGAGCATACGCGGCAACCACCTATTTGGATTCAAACAACAACACCGTAATTGCAAACGGTATTGTAACGGTTAGCGAAACGGCTCACGGTTTTTCGGTTGGGGACAGGATTCATGTTGTTGATAAAGGAAGTTCTACTCTTGTTGAGCAAGAGGAGGGGTATGTTATTGCTACGGTAGCAGACGCCAATACCTTTACTTTCTACGCTGAAGTTCCCGATCTAACTTCGCATAAGGTGGTGTACGCCAAGAAGCAGCCGTCCCAGCTTGGCTTCACGCATATGCCAGCCCCGGCGTGGGGCGTCTACCACCAGCGGCGTTTGATTGTCCCCTATTACTACAACACCACGGGCAGCAGCGGCAGCGAAACAATTACGGACCGGAACGTCAGGGATGAAATCCTGCTATCGGACGTATTCGACTCTGACACTTATGACCGCATCCAGAACCAGCTAAAGGTTACGGCTGGGATTGCGGACTATCTCCAGTATGTTCACCCATTTACTGAGGATAACGCTGTTATCTTCAACCGCAATTCGATCCATCTAATGCTCGGGCTGAGCGGATCTATTGCGGATATTTCTTTGAAGGAAATCACCCGTGAGGCAGGGTTGGTGGCGCAGAAGAGTGTGGTTACGATTGGCGACCGCATCTTCTTCCTGTCTGACAACGGCGTCTACTCCACGTCCTTCCAAGACTTGTACAACCTTCGTGGCGCGGGGCTACCCCTGTCTGACCCGATTAACCCGCTCATCAAGCGGATCAATCCAGACTACGCCCACAACGCTGTAGCAATCTACCACGACAATCGCTATTGGATTGCAGTACCACTAGATAACAGTCCGCGCAACAATGCCATCCTTGTCTACAACCTGTTGAATCAGGGCTGGGAGAGTTTGGACATCATCGACCAAGAGGGCTGGGACATCAGCAACCTCATCGTGTCTGGGGCTGGCGGCATCAACAAGCTCTATGCCGTCAACCGCTTTGGTGGCGTGCATACCATCGATGAGCGTGTGGATGGATTCGACTACATCTACACGGTTCCCGGCGGCGACTCTATCCCGTACCCGATTGAGTCAGAGGTAGTTACCCGCCAGTATGTCTTTGACGACGTTGGCCGTAAGAGCTTCAATGCCTACGAGGTTCACGTTGAAAGCTCTGAGTATGAGCCTAGCGATGCGGACATCACTATGATTTCCGAGAACATCGACAAGGAAGCCCCGATGTACTCATTGGCTGAAAGTCTTGAGGAAGACCTGCCTATTGGCGAGGATAGCTCTGTCCGTGGCCGTATTGGCAACATCCGCGCCTACGGAATGCAGCTAAAGTTTGTCCCAACCAAGGGCCGTCCCAAGCTCCGTATGGTGAAGCTAGAAGCCTATCAAGCCTTCCGCTCTGTTACTGAAGCATCATAATGAAACCAATCTATGAGGCTAAGAAAATAGCCTTAGAGGCCGGGAAGAACTTTGAAGAAGAGCTGGCGTTTTACCTAGAACACGGCGGGGTTATAAGCCTTCCAGATAGGTTTATAATGGGTAGGGCAATCCAGCTTAGTTTGGGCGAAGATGTTATCAATCCCCCCAATCCAGATTGCTGGTATGTTCATTGTGCGGTGGGCAAGAATTCCGCCTTATGGTTTTGTAACCAAGCCCCATTTAGACTGCCTTACCTAGCTTGGCGCAGGAATAACGATGAAAGTGGTACACTAAGGGTGTACAATACGGACACCGTTGAAAGACTTGCTCGTTCATCTAATTAAATATCATGGGTAGCCCAAGAATTCCAGCACCTCCTCCAGCCCCCGCCCCTGTCGATCCCGGCAAGGCTGCATTAGACTATGTTCGGGGCATGGCCGACCCAGAGCTTCAGAAGCTATTGCTGGAGTCTGAGCAGACATATAGGCCGCAATACACCAAGCTTAACCTTGATGAGCTAGCTCAGTACACTTTTGGTATTCCCGGTGAAGAGGGAAAGCCGGGAACCCGTGGAACGCTTGATATTCTGCGAGATGTTACGCCAGAAATTACCAAGATTGATACATTGGCTAATACGGCTCTTCGTGAGGCCGATATTGAGGACATTAACAAGCTTGGTCAAAAAGCAAGGGATGCATTTCGTAAAGCAAACCCAGAAGCTTTTGCTGC